ATATTATTGGAAAGGGGATCTTTATCAATCCGCTTGGGGTCGGTATCAAAAGCCCGACTGGCCAATGAACAGGAACGAGGTTTACTATGGTTGCAAGCTTTGAGAATTTTACCCACCACGCATAATCGAATATGGTGGGATTCTTGCTGACGTTCTTGAAGTTTAGATTCTTTCCTGCCTCTTCTTTTGCCGGAACCTCCTTTGCCTCACAGTTCAATTTTGTCAGCTCTTCCATTATCTGTTTATTGATGGAATCGATTGCTTCCTGTGATTCTTTTTCCTTTTTCTTTAGGTCAGAATACTTCTTCTCTATTTTCTCGTATTCTTGGAGTTGAACATTAGCGGTGTCCGTAAATTCTTTGTCGATGGGTTCCTTTTCAAGGAATTGGTTCAACCCAAATCCGAAAGAAAAATACGAGACCTCGGAAACAGTCTTTTTGAATTCATCATCGAGTTTCTTTTCGTTCTTCTTCGCCTCTTCGGTTATGAGATTTGCAGAATCAGGGTCTTCTTTGGAGGTGGAGTCAAGGAAACTAAGGAACTCGTCGGGTATGTCCTTTACCTTTCCCTCAAGCGGCTTTATGTCCTTATCGATCTTCACTGTAGGAACAGGCTTTATGAGTCCAAACAGCGCAGAGTCTATGTCAATTTCAAACTGGTTGCTAAAGGAAAGTATCACACTTTCCATCTTTTCCTGCATGTCTGAACGGTCACTCACCTGAGAAAATTCGGAAGGGAGAGATTTTAACCTATCATTTATCTCCTTCGTCCTTTCGATGGCATCCTGTGTATTTTTTCCCGATAGATTAGAGAGTTCCCTTCTCAACGAGGATATCTCTCCGTAGCCCTGAATGAAAGACTGGTAGTATGAATTGACTATGCTTTGATAGAAGTAGTCTAGTTGAATTTCCTGTATTTGTTGTTTTACTTCCGTGTATTTCTGGACGTTCGACTGTATCTTGTCAGAAACCTCCTGCATCCGTTTCAAACAATCCAATGAGTTTGGCGGGTTTGGAGCCCCTCCGATATCTGATAATTTTTTGAACAGGTTTTCATTATCGTCTGTTGCGACTGAGTCCTGATCGAGGTTTGTGGAAATTTCAGGTTCAACTAGCGGTATGTCAGATATGGGAGAGGATATTTCACCAGCCGCGGTTCCATCACCGTCAGGAGATGGGATCTCACATGCCACGTCCACAAGTTCGTTCTGAGAAAACTCAGGGGTTTCGGGAATCTCCTGTGGTTCACACACATCGGCAAGGTCTATATCAAGCTTTGATATTTCGGGTAGAACATCAGTTGTTATCGGTTCCTCTATTGCATTAGCGAGTTCCTGTTCGCTGAACTCGTTTTGCATCTGCTGTATCACCGCTTCTATATCTATGGCAGGAACATCAAGAAGAGCCTCATCGATCTCCTCCAATCCATTCTGCCTCAATACCTCATTGAGTTGACGAATGTTTGAGATGGTCGATTCATCTGACGTATCTATGAATTCTATCCCGTTCAGAACGGTGGTCTTTGTATTGGACCTTATCCCGTTTATGATCGGAGGAAGCTTAGATATTATTTCCCGTATGGCATTGAACCACGTTATTATCTGTTGAAAGTCTATCACATTTCACCTACGCGGTTGTTTTTACTGTCTTTGAAAGTGCGGATCTTGCTTGTTGCATCGTTGCGGTTGCGACGCCAGGAGACGGAGGCCACTTTAGATCTACCGTCGCGGCCAATGTGTCAAGGGCTGCCATTAAAACCTCTCCAAGAATGACAGAAAATTGCGGAGAAGTCCCAAGCTCTGTTTTCCCGCCGTTTACGTGTACGTTCGGGGAATTTATCTCAACCTTGCTTCTTGCGTTTACCGTAATTTGTCCGCCCTTTAGCTCTATGTTAGACTGGCTTTCCTTGTGGTCTATAAGTATCGACTGATCAGGATTTATGGATATGCTACTCTCCTTGTAGAATATCTGCATCCCGTTGGAAGGTGTAAACCATATCTTGAGATCCTGGTCCTCGTCGTATGCAATAACGTGCGAATCCAGATAGCTCTCTGACAGCTCCCTACGAAGTTTGTCGTTAAGATGAATTACCGAACACCAAACAGGATTGTGTATGTCCTGGTTCATGAACACAACCCTGACGGCAGTCCCAGGTTTTGGGATTGATATGTTACCTCCTCCCGAGCTTTCTCCACCCGCAAAGTAGTTGCTACCCTGGTAAAAAGCCCAAGGGAGTTGTTCGTCTGTTATGTTATCGTACACCCCAATCACCCTGACCTTACAGCGACCAAGCCTTTCTGGATCATCGGCATCGATAACAAATCCAACGTAATCCTGTTTAAGATCTAAAATCATCTTCTACCTTTGGTTTTTCAAACGTAATCTTTTCGGTTATGTCCCCCAAAACGGTTGGCTTTACGAATGATATCGAGTTGTCTATGCCCTCATCGACCGAAGGCCTTCCAAATCCAACGACCTGTTCTATGTTTGTTTCGACGCTAGGTCTTTCAAACTGTACGCTTGGATCCAACGTATTTTGTACTGTAGGCCTAACGAGTTCGATGCCTTCCTCTGATTTTGTTTCGACCGTAGGTGGATTAAACTGTATGCGATCTTCTGATTTATCTCCGACTGTTGGTTTAGTCAAATTTACGTCGGAAGAAACCTCTGCCTGTACCGTAGGTTTAACGAATCCAACGTTTTCTTCGATGTTTCTTTCAACGTTTGGCCTGTTGAAAGAAAAATCAGATAGTTCTGTCTCTACCTTTGGTTTCGAGAATTGTATTTGTTCTGCCACTGGGTCTTCTATTTTTTCTGGGTCTAGATTGACCCCTTCTGGTATTTCTTGGTTTACTGTAGGCGTAGTAGAAAGGTCGATCCTTTCTGATATTTCTCGATTTACAGTAGGTCTTCCAAACTCTATGAGGGATTGCTCGTTTGTTATATTTGCGGTATCTGTCGAAGAGTTAAAAAGAATGTCCGCTGTTGCCTCAAACTCTGCCTGTTTTGATATTCCGTTCAATTGTTGAAGGTTCAATCTCTCTCGTTCTCTGTAAGGAAGAGCGGATGTTCGATCTCCTGTTACAAATCTTAGTCTATTTACAAAATTCTGGTTTATGTTTCTGTTGAGATCGTTCAACACCTGCTGATAATTTCCCTCGTACGATCTCACAAGAGGGGATATGAGAGAACGATAATCAATGATATCGGATAACTGATTAACCTCTGCGCCGCTTCCTCCCTGTCTTATGATGAGGTCTCTCTTTATTTCCCCCATCATGTAATTTAAGAGACGATATGAGTTTGTCTCCTGAACTCGATGGACCCTAATCGAAAACTTTGGACTTATATTTGTAGGGGCATCGCTTGCGTTAAGGGTACTAGGGATTACTTCAGAAAAATCAAATTCGCAATCAAGACACCTAAACGCTACAGCAGATATGCTGTCCAGCCAATCCGTTTCATTGGATCCAAGGAATGTCCTTAGGTTTCTCGCCTCACCCATGATTATGGTCATGTTGAACCTCTTCTTATCCATCGTAAGAAGTTCCCTAAAATACCTACGGTCCCTTGTTGCCTTTCTGTAAAGGTCGGCGAGCGCAGTAATCCTAAAGTCAACTGTTTCGTAACATTCTATGTCAATGTCGACGGGTTTATTGTCTGTATTTCCTTGGTCGTCGATAAACCCCCATTTCCAAAGCCCTGAGATGTTTGATATACTCTTAAAGAACCATGGAAAGTCGTTGGATATCCTGCTAAGAAGCCATACGAACTCTTTGAGAACTTCTCCCCGTTCCAGCTCTCCCATCCTTCTGAGATAGCTAATTGCGCTTTCGTCCCTGGATTCGTTTAACAACAAACCCTGCATCACTTCATCGTTTGAAACGATCGGTTCAAAATCGAACAGTACCCTAAACGTGACAAACGACGGATCGTTGTACTTGAGTTTTTGTTCGTTTGGGTTCCCTGCGGATTCCTGTACGAACTTTCGGTCTAGTCGACCAACGTTTAGGAGACTGCTGCTCATTGATCCTGAAATTTTGTGACAAGCGCAGAGTTGGGGACTTCTTCCGGGTTCGGGATTGACATGTTTGAACGTTGCTGTTCTTCGTCCCAAACAAAGTCCTCGAACCCCAATTCAAGAAACCTTTCGTGTATCGCCTTATCGTAGTATGATGATATGTATCTCACCGCCCTTTGTATCTCTGGCCTTCTTGGTTCCTGTGTGTTGTTACCACCGCTGTTCATGTACTGAAGATAACAAAGCCTTGGTATCTGAATCATTCTTGTGTTCAGGAAGCTCCTTACCACAAGCTCATAGTCATCTGCGATGTGAAGCCTTGGATTATGACCGCCTATGCTGAAGTAAAACTCGGATTCCCACGCCCTTATGTGATTAGGAGCGGCCACGATGTGACGTATAGTCTTAGGATTTATCGGGGCGCTTTCGCACGTGTATATGGCACCGTTGTAGTGCGACTCGTAGTGTTTTCCGTATCCAAACCCCCAGAACGATCCATAGTTTACACAGCCGCCAGTCTCAAATACCTCTGATGCATCGGTGTAGAGGAACTTTCCTTCCGGGTATTCCTTGAACCCAGAAACGACGTGATCCAGCGCCCAATAGGTCAGAACATCATCATGATCGAACTCTACCAGGTATTTACCGGTGCAAAGTCCCGCTGCATATCTTTTTACCTCTCCGATCATTCCGCTCGGCTTTGAACCCTTGAACACCTTTATCCTATGATCCTGCTGAGATAGCTCAACCAGCATGTCATAAGTTCTTCCGCCGTCGTTCGAATCATCGTACAGAACCCATTCCCAATTCTTGTGTCGCTGGGCCTGTAATGAAGCAAATGCGCGATATATTCTATTTCCTGTCCTATATGTCGGGGTGAAACAGCTGACCAAAGGATCTGCGAGGTTTCTGTCCACGTTCAAGGCAGAATCTATGAAACACGTATATGCATTATCGCCTATTACAGGGTCCGCGGTATAGTTGTCAACATGTATCCACCTTCTTCTTATCGAATAAGGCGCATTGAACAGCTGGCCGTAATCCGAAATGTTTTCGGTCGTAATGAAAACCGCCGGATTGTATTTGTTTATTATGGTATTTAGATCTTCAGATTCCGAAAAGAAATGACACTCAAAATCATGTGACTCCCAATCGATGTATGCACTCGACTTTAGCTTTATGTCTTGGATCGAGGACGGATCCTTAGAAAATATTGCAATCACCGGTGTTATTGGCACTTTGCTCTCCTGTATTTGTTATTATGTTTCTGTAACTTGTCTTGTTGAAGAATTTATCCATTCACGCTTTGATAGGTATATCACCTGAGAAAATCCTGCCTGTTGAAGGGGGTCATAAATGATTTTATGGCCCTTCACATAGTAAAAATCGCTCAAAAACGTGTTTAGAACGGACAACGTACGTTCTGTCATCCGATACTTAGGATCTGTCGTTGTTAACGAATCCAACGCATCGCCGTAATTAAACAGAAGTACCGGAACCCTCTGTCCTCTATGAACAAAGAGGTTTGGGTTGACCAAGTTCGCCTCCAACATCATCTTTTCTATCTCCATGAGGTTGAACGTGTTTACCATTTCGGCAAAATTGTAGTTCTTATGAACGTTTCCTATAGGAGAAGAATACTGTAATCCCAACCAAACCCTAGTCTGTTGTAAACCCGTCGAAAGGTTTAGAAAGATCGGTGTCACGTTTTTGGGAGCATCTGCGGTAGAAAGAGGTGAAATTGTGTCTAACACAAGTGTCTTGGAGGGAAAATCATACATGGAAAAATCCTTCTGAACACCCTCTTTGTAGGTTATTAGAGATGCGTTGTTGATGATATTGAACTTCGATATGAAGTTGTTGAACGACATCAACTTTATGTCGTTGGTAAGAGAAAAGACATTTAATTCTTTCTCAAACGTTTGTTCCTTCGAAGGAACCCTCACGTTTATGTCGCTTATTACCCCTGGCTGCCCATCTGGAGCATACGTGAACTGTTTGTTTACGTCTATGAGATTTAGATTGTAGTAAAAATCTATGAATGACGTAAAGAAACTTTTTTCGTCGTTCCACGCATGCTTTGTCACATTGTTTATCAATGTCTCGTAGTTTCCCATGGCCATCCATTTCATCGAGTCGTTTGTCGAATCGACGTTTGATGCGAATCCTATCTGTAGCTCTTCGGCGACATTCTTTAACACATCGAAGCTGGATCCTTCGTACAGAAATGATCGTTCGTTATACATGTTGGGTATGTACAACCTTCCGGTCATCCTTAAAAAGGATTCTCCTATGTCCCCGTGATAGTTGCTACCTATGTAATCAACCGTCACCACCTGATAGTCGTTCCTTATGGGTTTTATGTTATCGTTCGGCGATCGTATGAAGACGGAAATTATGTCACCCGCCCTAGGAAACGTTTTCTTGAAAAAATCGACCTTACCCTTCATGACGCTCATGGTCATGAATATCTTTGGCATGAATCCTATGCAATCTATCTCCAATCGATTCAACAGAGACGAAGGAACTTCCATGTTGTTCAAAAGAACATACGGATACGCCTGTCCGACCATTGCTGTACTGTAACCCTGGGGTCCTCCCGTTCCACCCTGTTGGTAAACGTAGGACATCGTCTGAAGGGTGAGCTTGGCCTTTACCTTCTCTTTTATGTTAATTTGCTCTAACAATTACAGCATTCTATTTTTTATGAGCCTTGCGAGTAACTCGCCCTTGCTTATTGGTTGGCTCTCGTTGGTGATACACTTTCCTATGTTAGGGGCAAATATTACCTGACCGCCCTTTATTAGAAACTGTTTATCTCCAAAATCCGCAACGCTCGGAGGAAGTCCGCTTCCGTCTTCCTTTAGCTGTTCTACGCTCTGTTCGAACGTTTGGTTAAACCTTTGTATCGCACTTTCTTGGTTAGGATTTGCGTTTATGTCCTTGAAGTTTATCCTAAAGTCCAGGGGTACACCTTCCTGAGGGGGTTGTGTTTCTACCTCGGCCTCACGGGAAAACGATACAGTATTTGGCATCACCAACACATCATCGACGTTTATCGAATATGGATTGGATATTCCGTTTGTCTTGCATATTTGATCCTGATAGCTGTCTTCTCCGTACACCCTGACCGAAACGAGATCGGGTCTTGCCTGCTCTCCGTCTATGACCTTTGCGAGGGTTTGGAACCTTATGTCAAGGGACTTTAGCGTCTTTGCCGCCAGATCGACGATCCTCTCTGTGCCGTCCCTTATTGTCTTCTGTGGTTTCCTTACAAGGACAAATGAATCAAACATCTTGTTGCAATTTTTTTAATATCCAATACGAGTCAACTAGATCGTCTACAGGTTTTACTACCTCCTCTCCCTTGATGACTTTATCAGGAGACGAAGATATGCGAACGAACACTGGGTTGTCTTTGAGATTTGGGTCTTCGACATCAAGAAATCTCATCAACATGTCCTTTTTCTTGAACTTTGCCCCTCCCGCAAAGGATTTCACAGTTATAGGAGGATAAAAGAACATCATTTCTGTTGGCATGTTAAGAGAATTCTTTATCATATTTCTTAGTAGAAATTGGTAGGCTACCAGCTCCAATAGGCTATTACCCTTACTGTTGAAAGAATGACCTTCGAACGCCACCGCGGATACTTTTGCCTCTTTCAATACATCAAGTATAGAAGAACAAAGGGTATGTGAGTCCCATAACTTTTGTCGCTCCGTGGAACAGTAGTCTTCTCCTTTGGTTCGCTTGGGAAAAAGTATTCTGGTAAAACGGTCCGTTCCAAGATCGAAATACGACGTCTTTTCTCTGCCAAAATGGTACCAGCTGTATCCATCGGAAGAGAGTATCCCAACGCACGTTGAGTTTATGCTAAAATCTATCGATGCTATAGAATCCATTTTAGATTAATTTATGAGCTTACTTGAGGTCCAGGAGGTCCATACTGCTGTGCCGGAGGCTGGAATGTTGTATTGATATGCGCAGAAGGCAATTCCTCTGTAGGATTTGCTGATATGCTTGTAAAGTTAGAGACGGATTCGATCGTGGATTCAGGTAGGAGCTGCATGAAATCGAATATTCCCTGTCTTGCGACCTGTTTAGATATCTCTTCCTTGACCCTATCAAAATCCTTTCCGTCCTTGGCAAATAGATCTGGCCTTGGAATGTAAAGCGGGCCAAATCCATCATTAAACACCGATTCAACGTCCTGATTTGCCCTTGACATTCCCTGCGAAAGCGATACGGTTGCCGTCATTTCGGTTGGAAAATCGTCAGGGCCAAGTTCATCGTTGAAATTTATTTCTACACCCGAACATACCAGATTTCCTATTACCGCTATAGGTTTGAACGGATTTCCTACGGTAAGATGCCATTCCCCAACCGGTGCACCAGTTCTCAGTGCCTGAAACTGAGGTATAGACGAGTTTCCATCACCGCCGGTAAGATTAAAGAATCCGGCAAGTAGATCTATTCCGGCCATTTCTTTTAATTTTTCTGGTATGAAACCACCTTCCCTTGACGCATTTTCGGTGCTTGTAATTGCGCTTCCTTTCGTCGGAAGGTTTAGATCTAAGTCCCCGGAGTTCGTTGGTGTCTTCGTATTTGCGTTTACTCCACTCAACAACGCAGCAACGGCATCGACCGATGGAAGATCCCCGCCGAATGCTTCTTTTACTATGTTTATGAATGTTGTCGTGGCACCGTCGAAATTTCCCGACCATATGTTCTTTACCAACTGTATGGTTTGTTTTTGATCGAACATTGGGAACAATCCCTTGTTTAGATAAAACCTTGCCTCTCCTCCCCAAAAATTTCCACGATAATGCGTAGTGGCCAATATGTTTGCCATTATGTCCAACATTGCGGCCTTTGCATTTATGTGACCTATCGATTTTAGGGAATATTCAAACTTTATCTCAACAGAAGATCCTCCAAGGAGACCTCCCGACAAACCTGGCTGCCTTATCTTTACCTGATCTATGACATTATAAGGTTCGCGATAGAGATCCTGTAAATATCCACCGTGAGCATACGGATTGAACAGATCTAGATATTGTTGTAAACCAGAAAAACGAGCCTTATCAATTAAACCAACATATCCAAGGATACCAGCAGCTATCTCTTGTTGGCTAAGTCCTGATCCTTTAGAAATCTGTGTAGTTGAATTAAAAAACGACGCAAGTCCTTCTCCTATGCTAGAAGGAAGTATCTTGGATGAGACTATATTTCCAAGGGCCTTTGTGCCTGATGCTGCAAGCTGTGCAACCCTGCTGGATTCGAACAGTGTGAAGAGGTCGGTGGCCTTGCCATCGTTAAGCTTTATGTCCTTAACGGCAGATTTTTCCGAGTCCTTCCAACTTGAACTAACAGCTATCTTTAGTATGGAGGATAGATCGTTTCCTGAATCTCCTCCAAAATATGTCACCATCTGGGAAACGGGGTTATTTGACCAACCATGGAATCTCCATGATCCCCCCGACGTACCGCTTCCAAGAAATGCGCTCCTTGTCAGGTTATCCTGTATAGGAAACATGTAACGCCTAAGGGTTATGAGACGCGTAAGCGGTATCCTATTGTAATGTTTTAGCCAAAGAAAATCAGCAGCGCGATAAGGCGTAGGGTTCTTCTGTGAAAACCCGCCGAACCTAGAAAGAATAGCCGATAGCGTTACCTCCTTTTTTCCTACGCTTGAAACTCCCATCCTTGATTCCTTGTCCAACAAAAGCCTTGATTGCGCAAGCGATTCGTCGCCCGACGTCATTCCATTGGCAACCAGGTTCAACCTAAAAACGTAGTGCGGGTTCAATATAGGTTCAACACCCTTGAATCCAACGGGAGAATTATCTGTACCGGCCTCAGAACTCTTTCCCTTTGAATACTTTGGGCTCGCGTCCCTTGGACCGTAAAATGCATATGATAACCTTGAATCTGTGACACCAAGGTTTGTGGTTCCCGCCGCAGCAGGATTCAATATGGAATTTACCGCGCCCCTAAATATGTCCTTTACGTCCTGCACAACGCTTCGTGCCAAAGAGTTTGCACCCTGTCTTGCCTGGTTTGATACACTGTTTGAAAGGTTCCGCGCAAGCGTAGATAGCTCAGCCCCTGGGTTTTCTAGAAGATTAGATACATTTACCTGACTTAGTTCGTCTCCTATGAAGGTTCCGCCAAAGTTTGAAAGTATGTTTGACATTGGCACCAGGTCCTGTCCGGATTGAAACAGGTTACCAACGACACCGAAGGCCTGCGGGGATTCAGGAACCGAGAACCTATCAAAGTTTGGACCAAGCGTGTTTGCAGTGTTTGCGTTTATACCTTGCACATTTTGAACCGTATTCCTGACAGTATTTGCAGGATCAGAGCCAAACGATATCCCAGATGTAATCGTAGAGGTGACTTGACCTTCTATGAGGTTCCTGGGATCCGGTGGAAGCGCCGATTGTATTGCGTTGGCAAATATGCTCATGTCGTCAGTTGGAAATTTAGTTCGTTGTTTATGTAAACATCAATTATCATCGTTCTGGATACCTCACCTTCGGAAACGTAGACGTTAAATTCTACGTTAACTCCAGGAAAATAAGGGCTTATGTATTCAAAGTATTGGCCGTCGATCTCTTGTAATATCTCTTCCTGATCAAAATCAAATTCAAAGAGCATGTCCTCGAGGTTCAGTCCATAGTATGGATATGCTATCACCTCTCCGGGAGATGTCGCAAATAACATCTTGAGCTGTTCGACAAGATCTTGGATATTATCGTTTTCCTCCATCTTGTTAGGAATATATCGTGGATCGTCCTCGTTTCTGAGATAAATGTCCCTAAGCATAAGTTTTTAGTGTATCTGTAGGAAATAGTCCGGAACGTTTTCGCTGTCTATCTTCTCCAGGACCTTATCGACCATCGCCTCTCCCTGACTTTGGAAAACGCTTGCGTTGATCTGTGCGCCTCCAGGAAGGTTAAAGTTTATGAATGTATAAACCCTTGCCATGGATATCATGGCCTTCCCTTTGACATAATCTATGAATAGCGGATCGTCGTAAAGGCTCTGTTCTGGTATCTTTGTCATCACCCTACACGAAACATCGTACATAGGATTTCTTCCAAGAAGGGTAAGATGATGTGTGTTTTGGTTGTAATTAAATTGGATCCTCTCGAGGAAATAAGCACGAGTGAGATCGTAGTACGCGTATTGTGCAGTACGATACACAAGGTCATCGCTTCCGAACGGAGCAAGGTAGAGCTCTGCTGCGATCAATCGGTTCTCGGTGATGTCCCTATCGACCATGCCAAAGAAGTTTGCGGACTTCATCTCCTTAACGTCCATGACGCTGACTACACAATCAGGAAGGACGATCTGTCGTCTATTTGACTTCCAAACGGAGTCAAACGTGGACTTTGGAAGTATGTAATACACGGTTTCCACCGCGTATTGGTAGTTCTGATAGAACCACCTTGCCGCATCGTTTATGATCCTTTCTATCTCCTTTATTCCTATGGAGGTAGATATTGCGCCGGACGCGGTGATCTCGTCCTGTACCAATTCTATTAGCTGATCTTTTACCATGGTCTATATATCAAAAAAGAAAAGGCGCTTATGCGCCTTTATCTTGGTTTGATGACCTGATCAACATGTTTATGTAACTTTTTTAGTGAGTCATCGTCGACTAAAAAGTACTTTTTTACCTCTATTCCCATCGAGGGAAGAGCCTTCTTTATGTTTCTTATCGTCTCGTAGCTCAGAGAAGGATTTATGTAATAGATACACGTTTTCTTCTTTCTCAAAGAAAATTCAAACTCCTCTTGGAGTATCATGTTCATGAGGTATATCTCTGTGTTGACCATACCCGACGAATCAGATTTTTTCATCTTTGACATAATCTTGTTAACATCGATTACATATGGTTTTGTTCCGGATGCATATTTTGGGATGTTAACGCGTTCCCTTGCAAATACGAAGTTCATTTTTTAAGTTTTTTCCTGGATATCTTTTCCTGGATTTCCATGTTCTTTTCTACGATTTCTGCCACCCTTTCTTCGGAGTGTCCACGCTCGACCAGGAAGTTTGCGATCGATTCGTTTGTTTTATCGATGTATTCCGACATTCTCTTAACATTTTCTTCCATGTTTGACGCATGGAGCTGTTTTCCATTCTGGACGTTGTTCTTTATGTTCTCGAACCAATCCTTAAACCCAAGTCTGTTCTTGAGCTTTGTATAGCCGCTCTGCTTCAACAAGGCCTTTCTAAACTTTCTGTTGAAGGACATGTTTGGTATCGGAAACGCTGATTCGTCAGTAGCGATCTGTGGTTCTTGCTCTGGTTGAACAGATGTTTCGATTTCCGTTACTTCTTGATTTGATTCTTCCTGATTCATGATTTTCCTTGATAAAAGTTAGTTATGCTATTTTTTATGGACTTGTTTATTTCCTCTGTCTTGACGGAATCGACGATTAGATCCAGGACCTCATTTATGGTGTTATCGTCGAATGTCTTATTTATCATTTCAAAAAATTCTGCGGTTGGCATCTCTATTACCAAATCTATCCGTACCGTTGTTTCTTTTTTCTTTGACCTTGACAACAGATCGGAGGAAAAACTTGATTTGACCGGTTTCTTTTGTTGAGGTTGAACATTTGCCACCGGTTCGATTCCCATCATTTCTCGGTGTTCCTTTTTTACGGCAGGTTTATTTGGCCTTTTTTCAAAATTTTCTACCGGATACATCATGTTAAGATCAAATTCGCTTAATGCGCTTGACGTTGACGGTAGTATGATGAATTCCTTTCCAACATTTGACATGGAAATCTTTTCTCCATTGGGCAGAACAACAACGTCCTGGGAGGTTTGGCCGTCTTGCATAAGCTCAACTTGCTCAACTTGACCTCTGCGTTTACTTGATATCCATTGAAGGTATTGATTACTCATCGAAAAGTCCAATTATGTTATCTTTGTAAAACTTCTTTCTTTCATCGGGCATGGCATCCAATTCATGAGTTATCACGGTCTTTAGAGCCTCTAGATTTTCTGAAAAAAACCTATCTACACCCTTTCTGGAAACTAGGTCGGAGTTTGATCTAAAATTTCGAGGAATTTCGTTTATCCTCCAAAATACGAATGGGTACGCATCTATAAATTTTATGCGTAAGGTCTTCCAACCCTCTGGATTTATATCTATGAATTCTGCGTTGTTCCAATCGAGGTCGTTTTCGATCTTATAGCTTATATCCATCTATCTATTCCTCCTATTACCCTGGGCCAATACTGTTTTTGCGGTATTCCCATAAGTTCAAGAACGTTTGAAAGTTCCCTATCTGCGTTAAGCCCGTTTGGAAGGGCCCAATGATGACTTTCCACTGGCTTAACATGTGCAGCCTGAACCGCATCTACTATTGCGAACCTTTCGTAATTAAGTTCCCTTGCCCAAAGATAGTCCTGCGCCCAGCCGGAATAAGTTATGGTAAAAGTTCCAAGGACCCTTCTCAGCGCCGATGTCTTGAACAACGGACACATGATCTCTACATAATTTGTGTATCTCATGAACTTCGTTGGGTCGTTTAGGACCAAAGGAAAGCTATGATAACTATTGTGTGTAAGAGACGGCTGACATACGTTTAGATTGTATTCTTGTGCAATGTCAAATAGCCTGACTATTTCGGTTGCATCGAGATGAACATCGTAATCGGGCATCCATATCCAATCGTATTGATCGAGTATGTCGTACTTCTCGATGAACCTCTTGTATATGTGATGCTTAAATCCCCTATCTTTTACATAATACTTTGCCGTTCCATATACCCGATCATCGTCATTCCATTCGTCCGGATTGAAATTTATGAGTGCAAGATCAAATCCGGTGGGTTTGAAATCTTTGTCATTATAAAATCCACCCTCGGCACTGGTCGCTATGACGAGGTTTCGTTTCATTGTTGAGCGACTTCTTCTTGCGTTTCTTGCGCCGAAGCGTTGACAGCCTCTACAGACCTATCTGGCCTAAAGAAAACGATCGCATCATAAATTATCTTTGCCTCTTGGATGCTATACGCACCAAGTCTTGTTGCATGCTCCGCTGCATTTACTAATACATTGATCGCCTTTGCTGGGTCATCAATTACATATGCAGGCGTCTGCTGACGTTCCTGTTGTTGGGTTTGTTCTGTTGTTTCCATTATTCCTCTACGAAAAATTTGTTGAATATGTTTATGTAATCTTGCGTTTTCAGTTCCGAGAAGTCCTCTACGGATTTCATGAATTTCACAAAATCTTGTGAACACTTAGATCCTTCTTCGAAATGAAAAATGGGCCTTGTGATCCTTAGTTCTATGTCGTTATTTGGATTAGGATTCTCTTGTTTGATCTGATCGACCAAAGAGAAGTGCCTTTCATAATAATGAGTGTTATCGGAACAATGATAGTAAGTTCCTATTTCAAGATCATCATACTTCTCCTTCAAGAGAAGGTACATTGATTGATGAATGATCGAGAAGAACGGAGCATCATATTGAAGCCCGTAGAATATGTCATTTGACCTCATCTGAACCTTCATGTTCAGTCTGTTATCACGTATCCAGAAGTTGACATACATGGTGCAAACGAAGTCCTTTACTCCACTTCTCTGATAGGCAGGAGTGTTAAAGACCATGATGGATTGACGAGTTGACCTATCTGCAACTAGTGCATCGTATGCCCATTTGAACTGGCTGTTGTTCTGTCTACTATTGATGATGTATCCGTAGTTTGAGTTGACTCTACCAAACTCATCTGTAAGTCCCCTCCAAAAGCTAGAGAATTCGTTGATGATATTGATACTGGTATCCTCCGAGAGGTACCACCAAAGCTCACCGACGAAATACTTCCAATTGAACTTCTTGCTTTCAAAGTTCATGAGAGGATAGATTGGGTCGAGTTCAAGGGTTGTTAGATACTCTTCAACTACCCTTAATCCCCTGGGAGAATCCTCCCTGTTCATCCTGGAAAGCAAGGAAAGTACTTCTGTGTTTATTGTATTTGTCATGGTCTAATTATATTCCACTATGATCAATCGGTTATGTCAAAGAATAACGCAGATGTTTTTATCTTATTCCTTTTCGTTCCAGTTTCAAAATCGTAAATGTAGGAATTTCTTGATAAATGTACGGATCCTGGCTTTTCCATGTATTGTTCTGCGTATGACTTTGGATCCAACATGTACCATTCCTTTGGCCATGCAATGACGTCGTACCCACATTCGGAAGAACATTCATCCAGAAATCTATTGAATTCTTTGACTGCCTCTGACCTTTTTTCCCTTGATCCAAAGAATGGACTTCCTTTGTACCAACCAGTTTTTGGTATCTTCCTATCTTCGTGTTCTATTGGAAGAAGTTTGACAAGGGCAACGTATTCCATCCCGCGAGTTTCTATCAAATCCTTTGCAAATTCAACGTAGCCTTTGGCGAGGTTACGCAAAGATTGCATGGGATCTTCTTGTCTAAATATGTGATGCCTAACGTCTATGTTTCCCATGTAAAGAATGATCCTTGTCGTTCCATTAGGATACGAAAAAGAATCCTTTTTCTTTAGGAATCCATGCAGGGTCTGACCATCGTTCCTGCTTATGTTTGCGCCTGGTTCGTATACAGAAACCGCATGACTGTCACCATAAATGAATGTATCGCTATCAAGTATCAGATCGACGCGTTTTACACTGTTTGATATCTCTGTATAGAGCGCTGGATCAAGGGTCTTCCATTCTTCACATGCGCCTTTCATCCTTGATTCGATAAATGCGCCTATGTCAGGCATGTCGTGATTTAGTATGTAGATCTTTCCCTTGAACTGCGATAGTCGTTTGACCCGCATCGCAACATCTTCCGTTGCCCCTCCAAAAAGGTTGAAGGTCCCTTGAAACTCCATAGGAAGTGATATCAGCCAAACATCG